CTTTAGCCGAAGCACATAATCGGGGGTTTAATCAGTTTTATGATTGGAGCCTTTCACGAATGATGAATTTGGGTGAAAAGTATGACCATGTTTGGTTCGTTACCAATGTCACATTTGATCCTGATTTGCCTTTAAAGTTAGCCGAATCAATCGGGAGCCATGCTGCCATTCATCCTAAGTTCAAATCCGATCATAAGCACATGACCGAAGGCGAAGGGGTTAAAGAAGTTCCTTTTGTAGAGTTCACCGCCCCCCTGGTTCGGGCTGATGTGTTCAAGGATTTACCGTTAGACGAAAATCTTCCCTATTGGGCGCATGATCTTGATTGGGGGTACAGGGTGTGGAGTGCGGGTTATTCGATAGCGGTTAACTACGATTTGGAGGTTGGGCATACCTACATCCGTCATTCTAAAATGCACCCTGTCACCAAAGAACGCCTCCGGCAAAGACGGGCGGCAGACCAACCGACAAGGGAAGCACTTGTAAAGAAATACGGGGCTGAATGGCGGGATATTATCTTCCCAAAGGATGATAAAGCCATCGGGAAATTTTACGCCAATGTAGGGGCTAAGATTGCGAATAAAGCGAAGCGCAGCGAAATGAAGGTAATCTGTTGTGACTTAGACGGGGTTTTGACAGATGGGAAGGTATGGGTAAATCATCAAGGAGAGATAATCAAGGGGTTTAACTCAAGGGATTTGACCGCCATCAAAGAACTGATAGCAAACGGTTACGAATTTCACATTATTACGGCTTCCTCATGGTCAGGGGCTTACGCATACCTAAAGAAAAGCGGGGCAGTTTTACACACTATTAGGAACAAAGAAGAAATTCCCTTTACTTTTGATATTGCCATAGGGGATAGCGCCTGGGATGTACCCATGTTCCGCAAAGCGAAAGAATGCTTCTGCCCTGCGGATGCCGCCTTAGAAGTTAGGACACTTGACGGGATGAACGTGATGGAAACGAAGGGAGGCGAAGGCGTGATCCTTGAACTGGCTCGTGAACTATGCACAACGAGGAATGGCTTGAATCCATGTTAAGCGAAGTGATGGTGTGGGATGTCAGTATCCCGCAGCAGGAAGCGTATTGCAAGGTGATAGGCGATTGGGTGACGGCTTCGATGATCAAGGTTTATTTTGAGAAACACGGGTATTTGGTTGAATTAGAACCGTATTCGCATTATAATTTGATAACCATAAAAAGACCCGCCACGGGTAGTGGATGCTAAATAAAACAACCATTTTCCTGACGTCAGGAAGATGGTCATCACGGTGGAGTTAAAGAAGGATAGTGTGGATATTTAGTTTTCAATATATTTTGAAATGACGGAAATTTTCAGTATATTTGATTGTGGTTAAAGCGATTTTTGGTGTTTAGTGTTTATGCCCCGGTAATCGTCCTAAATGGGCGCAAGTGCCGGGGTTTCCTTTTTCCGCTTTTACCGTAAATTTTACGATGTTTTACAATGCCTTTTAATAGTGATACGGCAAAACAGGCAAGGGCTAAATCCTCCGCTAACCTGGGAGGAAGCAAGCTGAAAAGGCTCTTTTTGGATTATGCCGATGCCGATGATGTGAAAGAACTTTTTGAAGTATTGAAGGCAAAGGCGATGGAAGGCGATTTGGAAGCGGTCAAAATTATGTTAGGTTATTTGATCGGTAAGCCTACCGAGAATGTCAAAATGGATGTTGAGGGTGGTATTACCGTAGTAATGCGCCCTGTACATGGATACGAAAACAAGAACGGTTGATGTTACGAATGTTTACGAAAGGAACTTAGAAGCCATCCTATCCGGCAAATACCGGGTGTTGGCTAATCAGGGTTCTACCCGTAGCGGCAAAACGTACTCAATCTGTCAGATATTAGCTCTTTGCATACCGTACAATTTTACTAAAAGCATTTCCATCGTTTCCCCCTCCCTGCCACACTTAAAACGGGGCGCAAGGCGGGATTTCCTTCAGATACTTGAAGATTCTGGTTTATACTCAGATGCTCAGTTCAATAAGACCGATAATATCTACCATTACCCTAACGGGTCTTATGTGGAGTTTTTCGGGGCTGAAGAGCCGGGGAAAGTAAGGGGGCCGGGCAGGGATATTCTCTTTGTCAACGAGGCTAATTTGCTGCCTTTTAGCGTTTATACGCAGTTGGCACTAAGGACAAAGGAACTGATCATCTTAGACTTCAACCCGGTTGATGAGGCTTCATGGGTTTACGATGTAGCCGATAAGGACGGGAACTTACTGATACATTCGACATACAAGGATAACCCATTCCTACCTATTGAACAGGTGCAGGAGATTGAAAGCCTAAAGGATGCGGATGAAAACCTTTGGCAGGTGTTCGGGTTAGGGATGCGGGGTAAGTCACAGGAGTTGATTTATACCCATTGGAAACAGGCAGCGTTTCCTGATGGTGCTGAAATCGTTTACGGGCTTGATTTCGGGTATAACGTACCTACGGCATTAGTTAAGATAGGCATAAAAGAAAACGCCCTATTTGCCGAGGAAATGCTCTACGAAACGAGGCTGACAACGGGTGATTTGATTGAAAGGCTAAAGGGGTTGAATTTAAGCCGGGCAGATGAGATCTTCTGCGACAATGCCGAGCCTAAGACGATAGAGGAGCTGACAAGGGCGGGGTTTAATGCTAAACCTGCGGAAAAAGATGTTTACGCTGGGATACAGAAGGTCAAAAGCCATCCGCTATATGTCACACCTGAAAGCCTAAACCTGATTAAAGAGTTGAGGTCTTACAAGTGGAAGTTAGACAAGGACGGCAAGATTCACCCGGACGAGGTTCCGGTAAAGATGTGGGATCATGCGTGTGATGCTTTGAGGTACGGGGTTTATACGAAATTAAACAGGCCGAGGATGGAGGTGATGGCCTGGTGATAAAATAAATAGTGTGGGAAGGATTCGTGAGGCGTGGAACATATTGACAGGCAAGGCTGCCCCGGTGCAAATCGGCCAGCCTTTCGCTACTTATAAGCTTATTAACGGCTCATTTGCCGGAACTGCCGATAACCGTGAAAGCTACATTACCAACGGTTACAACATTAACGACCAATTATATTCCATTGTCAACCTGATTTTAGACAAGATCAGGATGCCCGAATGGGGTACATACAAGATCGTTGACGATGAGAGCATGAAGCGGTATAAAAGCCTCATGCGGAAAAAGAACCTGACGGGTGATGACTTCAAAGAGGCTAACTATCTAAAGACAAAGAGCCTGGAGCCGGTGAATGCTGGCAAGATCACCGAACTGCTTAAATACCCGAATGAGTATGAATCCTTTCAGGACTTCGTTCATAAGCTAATCGGTTACAAGTTACTTACGGGTGAGTTCTACCAATGGTGTTCCACTTTGGATATGGGGGCTAATAAGGGTAAGCCGTTTGAGTTCCATGTATTACCCTCCCATGAAATAACCATACTTGCACAAAAGGACAAATTCCCCATTACGGAGGTCGGCTATCAGTTGAATACGATGGGGGTGAACTTCTCTAAGGAGCAAGTAATACACGGCAAATACGCCAACTTCGATTTCGATGTATCAGGTGGACATCTGTACGGGATGAGTCCTGTAAAGGCGGCATTAAAGCGTGTAACACGGATAAACTCAGCGTTGACCGCTTCCGGTGCGATGTACCAAAACCAGGGCGTTAAAGGCGTTCTGTATGTGGATGATCCGAGGGTGATGCAGGAGACCGCAGAGTTTACTGGTAAGCAAGTACGGGCGGTAAAGGATAAGCTGGTAAGTGGAGAATGGGCAGGCCCGGAGGCTTTCGGTAAGATAGGCACGAGTGGTTATAAAATGGGCTGGACGGAGATCGGTCTATCGCCTGTTGATTTGAATATCATTGAAAGTGAGAAATGGGATTACATAGCCCTTTGCAATATCTACGGTGTTCCCCCTGAGCTTTTAGGACTGACGGCTAAGACCTACAACAATATGCAGGAGGCTGAAAAGAGCCTTACCAGCCGGGTTGCCATGCCGCAGTTGGTGTCATATCGTGATAACCTTAACAGGTGGCTAAATCAGGGTGCGTACAAAGGTGAAGGGTTGTTTATAGACTTTGATCAAACTTGTTTCACTGAATTACAAGAGGATACTAAAGAGAAATGGTCATGGGTGAAGGAACTGCCTATCAGCCCGAATGAGAAACTTGAACTTCTGGGTCTTGAAACGATTGACAATCCTTTGTTTGATGAGCCGTGGGTGAAAACGGAGGATGGTATGCCTTTAAGCGAATGGAATGGAGGAAGTACAGATGGAGGTATGGACGCAGGTGATGGCGGTCTATCCCAGAACGAATAAAGAAAAGTGCTGCCGTTTACACGCCCTTAAAATGGAGCATAAACGGGCAGCGTTATATAAGCGATTGATGAATGACTACAAAGGAGAAAAACGAGTTCATTTTGGCGGCTTTGAGAGTAAACGCCCGATTTGAACGCAATTACTCCACCGTCATTCAGGCTTTGTTGACGAACAGATTAAGTTCTTTGATTAGCGACATACACAAGCGGGGTTTATCCGCTGCGATGGCTGACCTGGGTGTGATGATCTTGATACCAGGACTGGAAGAGCGGTTGATGCGGATGCTGCGTGATGTGGCTTCGTACCACGCAAGGGTTAACTACCGATTTATTAGAAGGGATATTGCCCAGAAGGGATTCGGGGTGAACGAAGAATGGCTGAATGAGGTCATCAAGTTACTTAGAAGGGATTTGCTTCAATATTCGGTCATCAAGGTCACGGACACTTTTAAAGAGTATCTGTTGGGTAGGTACGAACAGGCGATAAAGGACGGGTTAGGGGAAGAAGATTTCATCAAGTTACTCCGTGAGGAAATGCCGGACTTGATCTACTCACAGGTGCAGAGGATAGTCAGGACGGAGGTGAACAGAACGACCAATGCAGCCCGAAAGGTGGTGGCCGAATCGTTTGACTTTGAGATGGTGAAAGAGTGGGTAAGTGCAAGGGATTTTAGGACAAGGGGAAGGAATCCGAAAGACAAGGCCGACCATTATCATATGAACGGACAAACCGTAGGGCTGCAAGAGATGTTC